ACTTGCAAGAAAATGACTACAAAGGAGCATTGACAATAAGAAGTAATTTTGATATAGTAGTACACATTATGAATCGTATAAATAGTAATGATACCGATAATATAGGTAACACGAATATAATAATATAAGGAGAATATATGGATTTCGAAACATTAAAACAATCATCTAGTAACTTTGATGCTTTAACCAAAGCATTAGACGAAAAACTAAACACAGAAGATAATAAAGGTGATAAGAGTAAATATCAAGACGATAGACTGTGGAAACCAGAACTCGATAAATCAGGTAATGGTTATGCAGTATTAAGATTTTTACCTGCATCTGAAGGTGAAGATATGCCATGGGTTAGATTATGGTCACATGCATTTCAAGGACCTGGTGGTTGGTTTATCGAAAACTCTCTTACAACTCTTAATCAAAAAGATCCTGTTTCAGAAGAGAACTCAAGACTCTGGAATACTGGTGTAGATTCTGATAAAGAGATTGCAAGAAAGAGAAAAAGAAAGTTATCATACTACGCAAATGTCTATGTTGTGAGTGACCCTAAAAGACCAGAGAACGAGGGTAAAGTATTCTTATACAAATTCGGTAAGAAGATATTTGATAAGATTACAGAAGCAATGAAACCACAATTTGAAGACGAATCACCAATTAACCCATTTGACTTCTGGAAAGGTGCAAACTTTAAACTGAAGATTAGAAAAGTTGATGGTTATTGGAACTATGATAAATCAGAATTTGAGGGTGTAACACCTGTTGCTGAAGATGACGCAAAGATAAAAGCAATATGGCAGAAACAATATCCTCTAAAAGAATTCTCTGACCCTAGTAATTTTAAATCCTATGATGAACTCAAAGAGAAACTGAATAGGACAATTATGGGTTCGAGAAGTGCTACTGACGTTAGTCAAACAGACCTCCCACCTAAGACTGATGTTGTAGCAAAAGTTGAAGAAGTTAAAACTTCTAATGCTAGTGAAGGTGAAGACGATACTATGTCATATTTTAGTAAGTTAGCAGACGAAGATTAATCTCTCTCGTACTTCGAAACTTTAGAAGGGAAGTGGAAACACTTCCCTTTTTTTATATAAATATATGTTATGGTAAGTATATTAGACCCAATCACTAAAAAACAAGGTGACTCTATGAAGTCACAATCTTGGTATAGAAATCAAATAGCAAGTCTTACAGACAGAATTACTGCTGGTAATTTATTGCGTTCAGGTAGACTTTTAAATAGACCTAGTGCAGGTAGATTAAGTATGTTTATCTATGACCCTAAAACAAAAGATAAATTACCGTATTACGATATGTTTCCTTTAGTATTACCCTTAGATGTGATACCTGGTGGATTTATAGGAGTAAACTTTCATTACTTACCTCCAGCATTAAGATTAAGATTTTTAGAATCTTTACAAGCATATGCATCAAGCAAAATTATTAAAAAAAGAACACGACTTGATGTATCGTATGACCAATTAAAAAAAAACAAATACACAAAACCAACAATAAAGAAATATTTGTATAAACAAGCAAGGTCAAACTTTTTAAGAATAGATGCAAACGAATCAGCAATTGCAGTTATGCTACCAGTGGCACAATTTGCTAAAGAAAGTGTAAGAAGGGTTTATACAGACAGTCGAGGAATGTTATGAGTTTTCGACAACGTATCAGAGATAGGTATAACAAACTTTGCACCACAGACAATGTTATAGATATAACTGTAGATGCTATCATATTGTTAGCAGATGTTTTAACATCACCTATTTTAATTATTGTTAGACTTATTAAACACGTTGTCAATGTCTATTTTATAGATAGAATAAAAAGAGCAGTCAAATGGTTTGTGCATAAAGTATTAAGGATAAAATAATGTATGAGTATAGAATAAAAGAGATTACAAAGATAGTAGATGGTGATACCATTGATGCTATAATTGATTTAGGATTTGACATATTACATAGTGCTAGAATTAGACTATACGGTATAGACACACCTGAAAGTAGGACAAGAGATTTAGAAGAGAAGAAATATGGTTTATTAGCAAAGAAGTTTCTAACAAACTGTTTAAAGACAGATAAACCTATTATATTGCGAACACACAAAGAAGAGAAGGGTAAGTTTGGTAGAATATTAGGTGAAATAATTATTGATGAAAAGAATATAAATACACATATGATAGAAAGTTATCATGCAGTTCCTTATCGTGGTCAAAGTAAATATGACATTGATGAGTTGCATATGAACAATAGAGAGATGTTAAGTAAGGATAATTAATGGGAATAATAAAAATAGGTGGTAAAATTGCTGGTATTGATGTAGGTATCAATATAACAAGAGATAAATCACTAGAAAATGTAACAAGAGACCCGAGATTAAAACAGAATGGTGGTAAACCTGGTGTAAACCCTAATTCTGTATTAGGACAATTCCTAGCAAAAACAAATAAAGCAGAAGGATTTAGCAGACCAAATAGATTTTACATAAACATACGACCACCTAAGGCGATGAGAGCATCTGCTGGTCAATTAGGAACTATAGATGAATTTGATGGTTTTCCTAATTACAAATTCGAAACAAATACCATTGCAAGAGATGTACAAGCATTTTGTAGTAAAATTACGTTACCAGATAGAAAAATGGGTACAACAGACTATAAGACAGGTGCAGGTCCAACAAGAAATATAGTGTCAGATGTAACATATTCAGACTTTACTGCAACATTTTATTGTGACAAAATGATGGTAGAAAGAAACTTTTTTGAATTATGGCAACAATCTGCATATAATAATCAATCATACAATTATGATTACTATGATAACTATGTTGGTGAGATAGAGATATTTCAATTAGGTAGTTTTACAGAAAATCAAAGTGGTGATGATATAGCACACGCAGTCTGTATAGAGGAATGTTACCCTACAAGTGTGGGTACAGTTGAATTAGGTTTTGAAACAGGTAAAAATCAGATATGTACAATTGATGTAACATTTTCATATAGACAATGGTCAAATTATACGATAGATAATATGGGTAAAGTACACGGTAGAGGTGGTAAAGATACTGCAAATAAATATACTGTTGTAGAAAAACAAGGTGGTGGATTTATCACCGGTATAATGCAAAAATTACCACCTATATTAAGAAGACCAGCAAGACAAGTTACTGAAGAATTAGTAAGACGAACACCAATAGGAATAATTACAGGTGGTAGAGTATCAGAACCATTTAAAGTTCCTACTGGAATATATTAATATTATAACATTGGAGTTAGATAATGAAGTTACCTAATTTGGATACACCAAGATATGAATTGACACTACCGTCTACAGGTGCAAAGATATCATATAGACCTTTTTTAGTAAAAGAAGAAAAACTATTATTAATTGCAAAAGAAACTGATAAATCAGAGGAAATGTCATCAGCAACTTTGCAAATGATACAAAATTGTACTTTTAATAAGTTAGAATTAGAATCATTACCGTTATTTGATATAGAATATTTATTATTGAAAATAAGAGCAAAATCAGTAGGTGAAAAAGCAACTTTGAGATTAGTTGCTCAAGATGATAAAACAACAGTTGTACCTGTTGAAGTAGACTTATCAAAAATAGAAGTTGTTATTGATAATAAACACACTAATAAAATTATATTAGATGGAGAGAAGAAATTAGGAGTTGTATTTGCATATCCTACTTATAAATTAGCATCTATGGGTCTAGATGATGTCGAAGATATTGCTAAAATGTTTGATTTAGTTATATCATGTATCGACCACATCTTTGAAGGAGATACTATCTATAAAGCAGGTGAATATACACACGAAGATTTAAAAAATTTCTTAGACAATTTAAATCAAGACCAGTTTGAAAAAATATCAGAGTTTTTTAAAACTATGCCAAGCATTACACATGAGATTGAATTTACTAACCCTAATACAAACAAAGTTAGTAATGTTACATTGAGAGGTATCAGTAATTTTTTTTAGTATGCTTCTCCCATAATTCTTTAGAAGCATATTATAAATTAAATTTTAACTTGATGCAACTTCATAAATATTCATTGACAGAAATTGAGTCAATGATACCGTGGGAGAGAGATATCTATCTCACGTTACTTAATCAACATATAGAGGAAGAAAACAAAAGAATAGAAGAACAAAATCAAAAGATGGAGAGGTCTAGATAAATGGGAGAAGATAAAAAAGCATTAAAAAGAACTCAAGAAGAAGTAGAACTTGAGTTAAGAGAAGAAAAAGCAGACGCACAACGTAGAATGAGTTGGATTGCTATTACTAGTATGATAGTATTCACTATTATATTATTTACTCCTATAATGTCAGATAAAAGAGTTGAGGCACTTGCAGATTTATTAGGGTTATTTTACATTGCACAAGCATCTATAGTAGGTTTCTACTTTGGGGCACAAGCATATATGTCTAGGAAATAATTATGGTAGATAATATAAAACCAAGTCAAATGAATCAAATAAATGCAACTACAAAACAACAGGTAGAAGAAGGTAAAGTAGATGTATTAAAGAGTATAGCATCATACTTTAAAGATAATTTACCTACACCAGGTAAAAAAACTGCTAAAGGTACATTAAAATCAACAGAAGAGGCGATGAAGTTTAAAACTGATATTGATAAAATTTTAACTGAAAATGATTTGAGTGGAGCATTTAAAAAATTTAATGATAAACTAATTGCAAGTGGTAAGAGCATAACAGATTATATTGATGCTACAGATAGTGCTAATTCACAGTTTATTAAAAATTTTAACAAATATAGTAAAGAAAGAAATAATGCAGAAAGAAAACAATCTATTCTTGCTAGAGAAAATATAGCAACCAGAATAGATGAAAATAATGAACTAAGGGTATTAAAAAAAAGTGAAATAAGAATGCAACAAGATGAAATGAAAAAACTCAGAGGTCAGATAGAAGATATAGAAGATGAATTAAGAAGAAAGCAAAAAAAATTATCAGGAGAACAAATAGCGGCAAAATTTGATGAAATTGAAGAAAAAAGATTGCAAATACGAGAGATTAAGGATTTAGGTATTAAAGAACAGAAAAAGTTTCAAGACACTATTTTTAGGTTCAATATCCTAGATGATGCTTTAGATGCCCTAAGAGATTTTAAACCAAAAACAAGAGAAGGGATAGCAAATTTTTTAGATGGTCTCACACCCGAACCCATCAAAACTGGTTTTCAGTTGATAACATCTAGTATACAATCAGCATTAGAACCTATACTTACTCTATTTAAACCACTAAAAATATTCATACCAATAATGAAGGCGTTTGGTGCAGGTCTTCTCATAGCAGGTAAAAGAATTAAACGATTGTTTAAATCAGTAGAAAAAACTAATGATGCTACCGAACAAATGACTTTGTTTACAAAAGAACAAATGAGTGCAACAAAAAAACAGACTGAAATAACAAAAGAACAAACGGAAGTGCAAGGTAAAAAAAGCAAAAAAGAAGGAATAGATGAAAAGAAAAGAACTGGTATATTTGGAAAGTTAGGAGGAGCGGTTGGTAAAGTAGCAGGTATTTTTAGTAAAATTTCTATGATGTTACCCTTATTATTATTTACATTAGTACCTCTCATAGGTGTGTTTCTTCTCTTTAAAAACAAAATACTCGGTTTTATTGATATGATATTTGGTACAAACTTTCAAAAAGAACCAGAAACTATCACAACACCTGGTGGAGTAGACACAGGTATTAAAAAAGGTGAAGGTTTTGGTGCTACTTTTGGTGATGGTATTGATGATGGTGCGTTAAAGGAAATGGCAAAAACACAGATAGAAAAAGAAAATCCAGATATGAGTCAGTACGATAAGAACCAATTAGCAAATAAGAAAAAAAGAGAAATAGAAAAACAGATGAAAACTGAAGAAGGTAGAAAAGATTTATTAGAAGAATATAAGGGTACTGAATCTGAAGAAGTTATAGTAAAAAATATTGCTAGTCGAACTAAAAAAGAACTTATAAGTGAAAATTTGAAAATTAGGCAATCAATGAAGGGTGATGAGTTTAGTTTAAAAACTACAGAACTTAGTATTGAGAAAGTAAAGAAATTGAATGAGAAAAATCTTCAAGACCAATTAAAAAGAGGTTCATATCAACCCATGACGGGTTTTCAAAAAAAGAGAGATGAATTTGCACAAAAAGGTTTAGAAAATCTTGAAAGACTAACTATGAAAAGAAATGAATTAGTAGAAAAAATGGCACCTATGAAAAGTCAGATGCAGACAAACGCAACTGCTATTAACAATATAAATAATTCTAACACCACTAATGCTGTAGGTGGTAAAAGAGGTGTTCTTAATGGTGAAATTATACAGAAAGCACTACCCTATCTGCTCAGAACCACCAATTAATAAGAACCTAAATCTTTCTCGGTAATAATCTTAAACTCCATATTGTTATTAGCACAATATTTTTTAGCAGATTCCCATTTAGCAATATTCTTTGCATACTCCATATTTTCACGAATATGATATTTTGTCTTACGTTTAGGAGTTTTTGGTTTCATACACTGACGATAAGGTTTTATCTCTATACAAAATTTCTTACCTTTATCAGTTCGCACAAGAAAGTCTGGAAAGTATCGGTGTATTCTATTATCTAATGGTGAACGATAAGGTATCGATAACTCTTCACTTGCCCACTGTATTACATTATCGTTCCTATCACAATAGAGCATGAACTTTCGTTCAAGATTAGAACGATACACTATTTGTTTTGTGTCTCCTACATATTTCTTTGGATTTGTAGGGCGATATAATCCTTTATAACTCTTC